CAATTAGATATTAAAACAAAGATTATTGAGAAGAGTGGATTTGATGAAGTTATGAATGTTGATGAAGGAGCCCTTACTGGTAGTAACTCTGAATATAATACAATTAAAGATAATATTCAGTATCGCAATAATAATCGATGAAGGTTGCTATCATAACTGATACCCATTATGGGGCTAGAAAGGGTTCTAAGCATCTCCATGATTACTTTGAGATGTTTTATCGTGATGTCTTTTTTCCTTCTTTAGAGGAGCATAAGATAGACACGGTAATTCATATGGGGGATATATTTGATAGTCGTAAGGCAATTGATTTACAAAGTCTTGAGTGGTCAAAGAGAGTTGTATTTGAACCTCTTAAAAAATATAAAGTTCATGCTCTTATTGGTAATCATGATTGTTATTATAAGAATACTAATTATGTAAATTCCCCTGAATTATTATTACAAGATTATGCTAATATAAAATTATATTCTAAGGCTACTGAGATTCAGGTTGATAAGTTAAAGATATTATTTTTACCTTGGATTAATTCTGAAAATTATGAAGAGACTGAGAAATTAATTAAAAAGACTAAGGCAAAGGTTGCCATGGGTCATCTTGAAGTAAATGGATTTAAGGCTACTCGTGGTCATTTAATGGAAAATGGAATGGATGTAAAGACTTTTAATAAGTTTGAGAAAGTCTATTCTGGTCATTTCCATACTCGTTCTGATAATGGTCAGATATTTTATTTGGGTAATCCCTATGAGATGTTTTGGAATGATGTTAATGATCCTAGAGGATTTCATATCTTTGATACAAAAACATTAGAACATACTCCAGTTAATAATCCATATAAATTATTTTATAACATATATTATGAAGATACTAATTATAAGTTGTTTAATGTTACTCAATATGAAAATAAAATCGTAAAAGTTATTGTACGTAAAAAATCTCAACCTAAAGAGTTTGAAAAGTTTATTGATAAGTTATATTCTATAGGTGTTCAAGATTTAAAAATTATTGAAAATTTTGATATACATGAAAGTGAAGATTTTGAAATAGAAGAAGAAGAGAATACTATCTCAATTCTAAATCGTTATATTGAAGAGTCGGAAATTGAATTGGATAAGAATATTATTAAAGGTATTTTTAAAGATCTTTATAGGGAAGCTTGCGAGGTAGAATAATGTTTCTTCTTACACTTAGGGATAAAAAAGAGGAAGGGGCTTATGCCGTTGATGATGGTTATGGTGATAAAGTTTTATTTTTATTTGAAGAAGAAGATGATGCAGAAAGGTATGCTATGATGTTAGAGTTGGAAAAGGAGGGTGATAAAGAAATGGATGTTATTGAAGTTGATGATGAGCTTGCAATAAAAACATGTAGAATGCATAATTACAAATATGCCGTAATTACCCCTAATGACATTGTGATTCCCCCTAAAAATGATAACCTTCAAAAAAATTAAATATAAAAACTTTTTAAGTTCTGGTCAGCATTGGACAGAGATAGATTTTCAAAAACATCACACTAACCTTGTAGTAGGAACAAATGGTGCTGGCAAATCTACTATGTTAGATGCTCTTACTTTTGCTTTATTTAATAAACCATTTCGCAAAATTAATAAGAGTCAGTTAATTAATACTGTGAATGAAAAGGAGTGTGTAGTTGAGATAGAATTTGATATTAATCAAAGAGAGTATTTGGTGAGAAGGGGTATAAAACCTAATATATTTGACATTGAAGTCAATGGAAATCCCCTTCATAAACAAGCTGATGATCGCACTAATCAAAAGATATTAGAAGAAACTATATTGAAAGTAAATTATAAATCGTTTACACAAATTGTAATTTTAGGTAGTAGCACTTTTGTTCCTTTCATGCAATTGACAGGTGCTAATCGTAGAGATGTTATTGAGGATCTTTTAGATATTCGTATCTTTTCTGCAATGAATGGATTGCTTAGGGATAGACTTAGAGAGAAGAGAGAACAAACTAAAACTTTAACTCTTAAAAAGGATAATGTTAAAGATAAAATTTCTATGCAAGAGAATTTTATTAAGGAGATAGTAGAACAAGGAAAGACTAATATTCAGAATAAAAAGGATAATATTCAAGTATTGGCAATGGAGAATGACACTCATATGCAAAAAAACAGTAGTATAGAATTCGATATTGCTAAACTTATAGAGGAGCAAGAAGAGGTTACTGGTGCTACTGAAAAGTTAAAGAAACTAAACAATCTTAAGGGTAAAATTACTCAAGAAGTATCAACAATTACTAAAGAACATAAGTTTTTCACAGATAATACGGTATGTCCGACCTGCACTCAGGATATAGAAGAAGAGTTTCGTGTAAATAGAATTACCGACGTTCAAAATAAAGCAAAGGAGCTCAAGAAAGATTTCATAGATCTGGAAGAGACTATAAAGTTAGAATCGGAGAGAGAACGTCACTTCACTCAACTATCTAAGGAGATTACTCAACTCAACCATGGCATTTCTCAAAACAATACTCGAATCAGTCTCAACCAGAGACAAATCCGAGATCTTGAAGATGAAGTTCAAACAATTACCGAACGAATTAAAAACAGAAATACTGAACATGAGAAGTTAGCAGAGTTTAAAGAAAATCTCCACAAAACAATTACCGATCTTTCCTCTAAAAGACAGCAAATAACGTATTATGATTTTGCCTATTCTTTATTGAGAGATGATGGAGTAAAGACAAAAATAATTAAGAAGTATCTACCATTCATTAATCAACAGGTAAATCGTTATCTTCAGTTGATGGATTTCTATATCAATTTTACTCTTGATGAGGAGTTCAATGAAACGGTAAAATCACCGATTCACGAAGATTTTTCTTATTCATCATTTAGTGAAGGTGAGAAGATGAGAATTGACTTAGCACTTCTTTTTACATGGAGAGAAGTTGCCAGAGTGAAGAACTCCGTTAATACCAATCTTCTTATCATGGATGAGGTGTTTGATAGTTCTTTGGATGGGTTTGGTACAGAAGAATTTCTTAAGATTATTAGATATATAATAAAGGATGCTAACATTTTTGTTATATCTCATAAGACGGATCTACATGACAAATTTGAAAGTGTCACAACTTTTGGTAAAGTCAAAGGGTTTTCTCGTATAATATCTACCCAGACTCAGGAACAATGAACACTCCAAACTGGCAGCATCACTCTAAGAAGGATGCCAAACGAAAACTTAAACCACAGGCATTACGTGCCTCAAGAGAAAGACGCAGACAGTTGATAAAGCGTCTACTGAACCCCTCCCAAAGAGGGGTTTCGTCGTATAATAGGTTCATAAGCGACAAACCCAATGGTAGTAAAGCACGAAATCAAATCACAACTTGCTAAACTTCTTGCCACAGAAGATCTTATAGTAGAGCATAAAGTTGTTGAGACTGCTCAGTTTAATGTTCATACAAGGGTATTGATTCTTCCTAAGTGGGATAGAGCAAGTAATAATGTATATGATGCTTTAGTAGCACATGAAGTTGGTCATGCTCTCTATACTCCAGATGTAGATTGGTCAAAAGATTTAAAGATACCTTCAACATTTGTCAATATTGTAGAGGATGTAAGAATTGAAAAGTTAATGAAGAGAAGATATGCAGGACTTGCCAAATGCTTCTATACAGGATATAATGAACTTAATGATCAAGATTTCTTTGATATAGATGGTAAAGATCTTACTGATTTTAATCTTGCTGATAGGGTTAATTTATATTTCAAGGTTGGTGCGTGGAATGATATCTCTTTTTCAACTACTGAAACTCCGATTGTCGATTTAATTAGAAATGCCGAAACGTTTGATGACACCTTATCCGCAGCAGAAGCGTTATATAATTTCTGCAAGGAAGAGCTTGAGAACAAGCAGAAAGAGGAAGTTGAAGTTGAACTCAATTCTGGAATGGATCTTGAAGGGGGTGGGAATATCCCTGATGATACTGGTGACGATAGTGATTTTACCGTTCCTGAGTCTAATGGTAATGCTCCTATGGAAGGTGGGAGTGGTGGCGATGCTGATAATATTGGGATGGATGGTGCTGGCTCTTCTTTAGATGAACCAGAAGTTGAAACTGCTAGTTCCTTAGAAGAAGCACTTAAAGATCTTACTAACACTCAAAATAATCTTGAAAATATTTACATTGAATTGCCAAAGTTGAACTTAAAAAAAGTCATTATTGGTAATGAATTTATACATAAAAATCTTAATTCATCTTGGGTTGATCAACAGCAAGATTGGGAAAAAATGTTGAATGGTAGAAATTTTCCTGCTGGTGATCTTTATGAAGAAATTGATCAGGAATTTGTAAAGTTTAAGAGAAATGCTCAGAAAGAAGTTAATTATCTTGTAAAAGAGTTTGAGTGTAAGAAAGCAGCAAGTTCATATGCACGGGCCACCACTGCAAGAACAGGTGTTTTAGATACTTCTAAGTTGCATACTTATAAATTTAATGATGATCTATTTAAGAAAGTAACCACTCTGGCTGAAGGTAAGAATCATGGACTAGTATTTGTTCTTGATTGGTCGGGTTCAATGTGTGATGTGATGCTTGACACAATTAAGCAACTTTATAACTTAATTTGGTTCTGTAAGAAAGTTAATATTCCATTTGAGGTTTATGCTTTTACTAATGAGCATCCTCCAGTTGGAGATACATTTCATAGAATGTCTTATGAAAAGAAAGAAGGTTTAGCCCTTGTTCCAGAATGTTTTTCTATGATGAATTTATTCACTAGTAAGACTAGAGGCAAAGACTTAGATATTCAAATGAAAAGTATTTTTAGATTAGCTTGTGCATTTAACCGTAGTCATTATACTGCATATCATATTCCTATTGGAATGAATCTTTCTGGAACACCATTAAATGAAGCAATTATTTCTCTTCATCAAATTCTTCCACAGTTTAAAAATAATAATAATGTGGAGAAGGTTCAGTGTGTAATTCTTACAGATGGAGAATCAGCTCCTTTGATGTATAGTAAAGAATTTCAACGTAATCCTGAAGATGAACCTTGGATGGGAAGTAATTATGTTAGTGATAAATGTGTATTGCGTAATCGTAAAACAGGTCATACTTATTCATGTGAAGGGTTAGGTCATTGGGCAGATGTAACGGATTTATTATTACAAGATTTACGACAAACTTTTCTTAATACAAATTTTATAGGAATTAGAGTTCTGTCTACTAGAGATGCTGGTCAATTTGTGAGAAACTATGCTGGATATGAAGGGGATGGGTATGATATAATAATGAGAAGATGGAAAAAAGAAAGATCATTTACGATTAAAAATTCTGGGTATCATTCTTATTTTGGATTATCTGCAAGTGCACTTGCTAATGAAGATGAGTTTGAAGTTCAAGAAGATGCAACAAAGGCACAAATCAAAAGAGCTTTTGTTAAGAGTCTGAAGACTAAAAAAATGAATAAGAAAATACTTGGCGAGTTTATTGAATTAGTGGTATAATGTCAGCATGAATATTTTCGTAACCCATCCTGATCCACATGTATCAGCAAAAGTATTGCCTGATAAACATGTGGTCAAGATGCCCTTAGAGACATGTCAGATGCTCTCTATTGTATTCTCACACTGGTATTATGACTGGGGTAATGATTTAGTTAAGAGAAAAGATGGAACACCTTTTAAGACTAAGAAAGGTGCATTTCGTAATCATCCATGCACCCAGTGGGCAGCAGCCAGCGTTTACAATACTGCATGGTTAATACAGCATGGTTGTGCCTTGTCTGGTGAGTATACTCATCGTTATGGTAAATTACATGGATGCCATAAAGCACTATTCGAAGCTAAGAAAACATTTCACAGATTTGCAGGAGAAGTAATTACATGTTATTGTATGGTAGAATCTTTCACCCGTGCAATGCCTGATGAATATAAACATGACACAAGCATTGACACTTTTACTGCTTACAAGAATTACATTAGCAGCAAACCTTGGGTTGCATCTAATTATCTTCGTAACCCATCCAGAAAGCCAGATTGGGTCCAATAATTAAAGTGTCTACTGGGGGTACTATACCCCCTTTTTTATTGTTATAATATATTCATAAATAAAAACACTTACACCATGCCTTTTGAAGTTAAAATGACCGAAGATCAAATTTTTGATTCTTTGAAAAGTACTTATGGAACTGAATTTACTGCTTTAGATATTCGTGGATTCTGTGCTCTTAATGACATCTCTTATCAAACAGTAACTAAAAAAATAAAGCAGTATAAGATCGGTAAAGGAAAATGGAATCTTGAAGTTACTACTAAGGTAGTAGAAGATATTGAAAAATCATTTAATGCTCCTGCGGTTCAACCCGTTATGGAACAAAATCTTATCCCTGAAAAGGATGAAACATTTGTTAAATTTGGCCCATTTGCAGATCTTAAAAAAGTTATACAAAGTAAGCTTTTTTATCCTACTTTTATTACTGGTCTTTCTGGAAATGGAAAGACATTTTCGGTAGAGCAAGCCTGTGCTCAATTAGGTAGAGAACTTATCCGTGTAAACATTACTATTGAAACGGATGAAGATGATCTTATTGGTGGGTTTCGTCTTGTTGATGGGGAAACTGTTTGGCATAACGGACCTGTAGTGGAGGCCCTCGAAAGAGGATCTGTGTTGCTACTCGATGAGGTTGACTTAGCGAGTAACAAGATATTATGCTTACAATCCATACTTGAAGGTAAAGGTGTGTTCTTAAAGAAAATAGGTAGGTATGTCAGACCAAGTTCAGGATTCAATATCATTGCAACTGCTAATACTAAAGGGAAAGGGTCTGACGATGGAAGATTCATTGGTACTAATGTTCTTAATGAGGCTTTCTTGGAACGATTCCCAGTAACTTTTGAACAGGATTATCCATCACCATCGTCAGAGGAAAAAATTCTTCTTAATGTTGCTGAAAGTATTGGAGTGCAAGATAAAGATTTTTGTAAGAGACTTGTAGATTGGGCAGATATTATTCGTAAAACATTCTATGATGGTGGTGTTGAGGAAGTCATCAGCACTCGTCGTTTAGTTCATATTCTTCGTGCATATGGTATTTTTGGTAATAAAGAGAAGGCTATGAAGGTTTGTGTAAATAGGTTTGATGAAGAGACTAAGCAGTCATTTATCGAATTGTATGATAAAGTAGATGCAGAATTTAAGATTAATACTGCTGAAGATAAAATGTATGAGGAGGATGCATGAATCTATGGGAAAATTATAAAAAGGTCTTACATGACACTATCTTACTCCACAATGGGGTAGATAGTGTATGGGCCCAGTGGGAAGGTAAAGGAACTTCTCTAACTGCAAAAACTTATACTAATCCTTATATAATTAAAGCTAGAGAGGTAGAAATCTGGAATGAAAAATCTTGTATCTATAACAACATCATCTATCCTAAGACTGGAAGTAACCTTCCCTGTTTTGGTATGGATCTTATGGGATTTAGTGATAAGAAAGTCATTATAGTATTTGACTTTCAACATCCCACAGAAAATTATTTGTTTTCAGTAGAAGGATTACCAATAGGAAAAGGAGACTATCGATTCTTTGAACCAGGTAATCATTTCTCAGAGAACATATACATTCAGTATTGTACAATGGATGAAGTTGATGAACACTTAGAAATGTTTACAACTTACTTGACTGAATATAAAAATATGCTAGAATGCGAGAAACCCAATGGTGTTGATACTGGTGTATATAAAGACTTTGATGCTTATATGACTAAACTTGATCCTGTAGGAGGTTATCTTACTGGGAAGTTTGGTAAAGAGAAAGCAGACAGTTTAGTAAACGATTTTTTATTTTGCTATGGTTAATTCATGGAGTCTAGCCTATTCAATACTAAATGGAACATTTGATGAAGACTATCCGATTATGACTGATGACAATAGAATTACTCCACAAGAGAGTGATGAATATGATCCAATAGAATCAACTGATTCTCAAGATCTTGGTAAGGGAATTACTATTAGTGGATTGCAAGAGGGTGTAACTGTTGCTAATATTTCTGATGGTTATGACCATTCATCTTTTTGGTACGATTATGATCGTAATGATCCTCATGCAGTTAATCCTTTCTCTACAGGAGAATATGACATCAGTTTCCCTGGTCTAAATACCGAGGATCCAACAGAGGAGAATATGTCAGACAGCAGGAACAAGTATCATGAAAAAGAGATACTTAAGGATGTGGAAGATTATGTATCACGAACTTACAATGGACACTATACAGGCACTAAGCATGAGTATAGAAATGTTCAGACGATAGACTTGATGGCATCTAGAGATCTTGCATCTGATTTCTGTCAAGCAAACATACTTAAGTATGGTAGTCGTTATGGTAGTAAAGATGGAAAGAATAAGAAAGACTTGATGAAAGTCATACATTATGCTATGCTATTATTACATTTTGATGAACACTACGGCAAACCAAAATTTACCAGTGGTAATATTGACCACAACATGCCTTAATAATGAAACTGAGACCTACAACAATGAAGTTATCTGATAACACTTTGACCATTTTGAAAAACTTTGCTGGAATTAATAATTCTATTCTGGTAAAGAAAGGGAATAAACTTCGCACTATTTCTGTTGCCAAGAATATTCTTGCAGAAGCAGAGATCACTCCTGAAGAATTTCCACGTGATTTTGCAATCTATGACCTAAATCAATTCTTGAATGGATTGAGTTTAAGTCAAGATCCTGAAATGGATTTTAGTGAAGAATCTTATTTAACTATTCGTGAGGGTAAAAGACAGGTTAAGTATTATTATGCTGATCCTGCGGTAATTATCTCTCCCCCTGAGAAGGAAATTACTTTACCATCTGAGGATATTCATTTTCAATTGGATAGTTCTTCATTGGATAAATTGTTGAAGGCTGCAGCAGTATTTCAACTTCCTGATTTTTGTGTAGTAGGAAATAAGAAGAAGGGTGTTATTAAGTTAGTAGTGCGTGATAAAAAGAATGATACTTCTAATGAATATTCTATTGAAGTAGGTGAGACTGATAAAGAGTTTACATTTAATTTTAAGGTGGAAAATATTAAGATTATTCCTGGTTCTTATGATGTAGTAGTTTCTTCTAAGTTATTATCTAAATTTACTAATACTAGTTTTGAACTTAATTATTTTATTGCACTTGAACCTGATTCAAATTTTAAATAATGAGACTAACTCAAAAAGTAATTGATGAAATTCAATTAGCAATGACTCATACTAAAATGAATGGGGAGGTCAACTGGAAAGATGGTGATGAGATTGAAGTATGTCTTGCTGGAACATTTGCAGCAGATAAATTTATAGTCATTCACAACAGAACTAAGAATCCTGTTATATCTACTCCACCCCATCCAGATTTTGATTATGAAAAGAAGAGGTGGAAAGATGGGCGTTCAGCAGGATATTAAATTATGTGGTATATTATAGGTTGGACATTAGTTACAATGTGGGTGCTATCTAAGTTTGGGGTTTTTAAAAAGAAATGAGTGACTTTATATGGGTTGAAAAATACAGACCCAAAACAATTGATGAATGTATTCTTCCTGACAGTATTAAGAAAACCTTTAGTGATTTTCTAAATAAAGGAGAAATACCTAATATGCTTCTTGCTGGTCCTCCAGGTGTTGGAAAGACCACTGTGGCGAAAGCATTGTGTAATGAACTTGGAGTAGACTTCTATGTCATTAACGGATCCGATGAGGGGAGATTCCTCGACACAGTACGAAACAACGCAAAAAACTTTGCATCTACTGTATCGTTGTCTTCGGAGGCGAAGCACAAGGTCATCATCATTGACGAGGCAGATAACACAACATCGGATGTACAACTCTTACTTAGAGCTTCTATTGAAGAATTCTCAAATAATTGTAGATTCATTTTCACGTGCAACTACAAAAACAAAATAATTGAACCTTTACATTCTAGATGTGCAGTTATTGATTTTTCTATTACAAAGAAAGATAAACCAGTAATTGCTGCTGCCTTCTTTAAGAGACTTAATGATATTTTAGATACTGAAAGAATTAATTTTGAAAAGAAAGTTTTAGTAGAACTTGTCAATAAACATTTTCCTGATTGGAGAAGGATCTTAAATGAGTGTCAGAGATACTCAGTTGGTGGGGAAATAGATTCTGGTATTCTTGCTGCTTTTTCTGATGTTGCTGTCAATGACCTTATTAAGAACCTTAAGACAAAAAACTTTCCTGAAGTACGTAAGTGGGTCAACACTAATATGGATAACGATACTTCTGTCTTATTCCGTAGGATTTATGATAGTCTTTACGAATCTTTGGTTCCGACTACTATACCTGCTGCTGTTCTTGTTATTGCTAAGTATCAATATCAAATGGCATTTGTTGCTGACCAAGAAATAAATATGCTTGCATGTCTTACAGAAATTATGGTGGAGTGTGAGTTTAAATGAAGAAAATATGTGCTATAATAAAGAAATGGTTAGATTTAGATGACCACACACCTTGGGAAAAAAATGACTAGTTATGGATCACCGCCACCATCATGGGGCGTTAGAAAAGAAAAACAAAGAAATCAAGTAAAGTCTAAGTTCTATTATATTTTTTGGGGCCTTGCTACCGTATCAGTATTTGCTGGTCAGATTTATGTTGGATCTGGATATCGTCAGATGTCAAGATCTTTTAATCGTATTATGGATACTGTTGTATTGGAACTTGAAAGATCACTTGATGACAATCAGAGGTTTTACTAATGAAACAGACAGAAAATTTGGAGCAACTTTTAGAAAGATTTACTAAAAGATTGGAACAGGTTACTAAAACAAGAGATGGGTTGGTAGAGCAACCTGAAGAATGGCTTAAAGTTGATGGTTCACTTCATTATCTACGTGGATGTATCGATACTGTTGAATACTTGATGACAGGTCAGTTACCTAAGGATGGTAATCATGATGGTATGAAGAATCATAAACCAAGGCACGGTGGAGATATGGATGCTCTATGAGGCCAGAGACTAGAACGGCAATGGAGATGTTGTTCTGTGCAAAATGGAATGTTCCACAGGCAGCA